CTCAATCAATGTACCTGACGATCCTAAGAATCCACATTCAAATTCTTGTGTAAACTTTTGCTTATCATTGTCCATCGCAGCAAGTGTTTCCGCTTTCCATTTGTCATCCCGACCAGGAACACGTTGCCAAGGCACTTCTACATATTCAAACCCATTGATGTTTTCTTTTGCACCTTCACATGTTTTGTAAAAGTGATTCAATCCATTTGGCGTTGATGTGTATAACATCTTTGTTGTCTCACCAGATGAAATCGTTGGAAACACTGATGCAAAGAACTCATCCCAATTCTCTACGAATGCTGTTTCATCAATATACAAGAACGAAATCGACTTACCACGAATCGCACTTGATGATGTTGCACCTGCAATGATCTTGCATCCGTTCTCAAACTCAACAGAACCTTTGTTCCATTCGATTACACCTTGTTGCAACCACTTGGGTAATGCTTCATATGCAATCTTAATTCTATCAAGTATCTCACGAGCAGCATCACCTTTGTTTGCAAGCAATGCGCACGTCTTGTGTTCGTTAAAGATTACATAATGTAGGATCACAGCAACGGCAGTTGTTGTTTTACCTGCCTGTCGTGAAGTTACAACTGCAACTCTACGATTGTTTGTTATCTTTTCAACAATCTCTTTTTGATAATCGTACAGTTTAATAGGTATCAACCCTTTGTCAACGTGTACAATATTAATATACTTTTCTGCAAAATACGTAGGATCTTGAGCGCACTTGATAAATTCGCCAACCATCTCCTGAGTGAACTCAATAGAAGTTCCCTTTCGCTTCAGGTTTATGTTGCCGTTATATCCTCGCTCAATCATCATCGTTGCGAATATCCTTCAGCACTTTCTGTAATTCGTTAGTCGAACCAACAAACAAATTGTTGTTGACTGTACCCTGTGCCTGTTCTTCAGGTGTAGCATCTTTAACTTTCTTGTCCGACATAGACACGAGATCTTTGTTTGCATCAACGAGAGTTTTCATAATCGTAGATACGACTTCGTATGCACGAGGATGTTCTGATGCTTTCGCAACTTCTAACATCTCTTCAAGCGCATATGTTCCTTTTTCGATTACATTATAAAAGTTTTCTCTTGCGTATTCATAATCCTTATCAGCGTTTTCAACTTTAGAATCACTCGCAGGAACTTTAGTTAATGTTGTAACCTCATTTTCTGGTAAAGGAACCATTCCTAATGAGTCACTAATTTCCTTCATACTTTATCCCTCATCAATTACTACAATAGAACTCCAAGAATCATTTTCTTCCCAATAGTCATATGTTAATGTCGCAACACCGCCAGTAACTTCTGAACCGTTTGTAGCGGCAGTAAATACATCTCCTACTTTTGGTGATGCACCTGTACCCTTATCAGGCAACTCGTAACCATTAGGATCAGTTGGCGCAGGTCTGTTTGCAATCCAACCAACAGTTGTCCATTGTGGCGTTGTACCTGAACCTAAATCAATAATACGATATGAGTTGTTCTGAGTCAATTGCCCAGTATTCACTCTTACACCTGGCTGAACAGTTTGTGTTTGCAATTCAGGTTGACCAACAAACGGCAAATCTTCATATGTGCTTGTTTCAACAAACCTAATAACTGTTTTGTTAGATACTGGACCAAAATAATAACCTTTAACAGTAAAACTCAATGTCCAATTCAACACTCGCCTTGTTGTGAAATCCCCTTCATATTCATCACTCATTGTGATATTGTTCATGATAACAGGTACATCAAAATACATATCCATTTCATCGATTAATTTGACAGACGCTGTGAAATCAGGTTTGAAAAACGGCATGATTTGCTCTATTATCTTTAATCCATCTTCTGTATTTTTTGTCATCACATTTAGTTGAAATTCAATATCATATGGCGCAGGTACAAACTGTGATATTTTTGCGTTTCCGTTATCTTGAATGACTTTATTATTTTTCGTCAGTGATGTCAACTTTCTTTCTGGAGCAAAATTCATGTTCACGATTTCAAATGACATTCTCGGTAACGTCATCGCTGTCGGATTATTCAAACCAGGATCTTGTTCTATGCGAGCAAGGATCTTTTCCATGGGTGCGTAATGAATAGGCACTTTCATAGTTTGAATAGTTTGACCTGAATTGTCCTTACGTGAAATCTGAATATCGTTAAACAATGTTCCGAATAATGCAACATATCTACGAGTTGTTTGATGATAGAATCTATTCCCGAACATTACTAAATATTCTCCCCAAATGGATTGCCTTCGCTGAAGTCAAGTATATTATCGGCCGTGTTTTCAATGACAAAGTTGTCAGCATTTTCTCCAACATCTTGTGTAACAATATCAATTGCCGTATCAATGCCTGTTAATTCATTTGTTGTAACTGTTTTATACTTGTCATAAAGATCATCAACAGTATCAATGCCTGTTGTAAATCTTTCATTGGTGTATTCAAACAATTCACATTTGAGATCATATGTCTGCAATGATCCCATTTGATAGAATATCGCTTCGTGTTCAACATGCATGATCTTAAATATCTTATTGTTTAGTGGGAAGTAAATCAAATCACCCTCAAATGGACGAACTCGCTCAACATCTTCAACAAGCCCTATTTCTTGTTCCCACGTTCTCATCGCAACAGTCAATGTCATCGAGTCACGAATTTGTAAACCAAACTTAGATAAGAAATCGCCTTCACCTTCAAACCCATCAACATTTTTAACATACATTTCGATTTCAAACGCCGTGTTATACACAGGAAGATCATCTTCATTCAACAAATCATCGTAACCGCTATCGATCAAAGCAGGTTGACCCACATTTGTGTCTGCGGGTGATTGAATTGTAACTGTTGGAACAGTCACATAACCGCTACCCGGATTATCGATTGTAATAGTTGTAACAACACCACGAATGATTGTTGCGGTTCCTGTTGCTGTTGTACCACCTGCAGGTGCATCGCTAAATGTAACTGTTGGTGTTGCAAGATATCCGTACCCATGTTGATCATTCAAAAACAAAACTTGATCAACTGCACCATTATCAATCGTACATGTTAATGCAGCACCTTCACGAGGTGTTGCTTTTAAAGTAGATTTTACTCTAGGTATATAAAAACAATCTACTCCGAAAATTTTTATCGACTCGACAACAAGGTCCTCGATGAGAGACTGCTCCATCGAGTTTTCGTAATTTTCGAAATAATAGTTTTTAGCCATGACGCTATCCTATCATGTCCATAACGGGCAAAGAGTATGACGTAATCATGTCCTCTTCCAACCGTTGTATTTCCTCTCTAGCATCGTTTAAAATTTGTTCGCCGTTAAACTGCACATTACCGGGTAATGTCATGCCATTAAATTTAGTGAGGTTTGTACCCCATTGATACTTGATCTTCGCTGATGCATAATTTTGTAACCATCGATCTTTCCATACATCTTGATATACGTCAGGATCAACAATTTGATATGCTTCAATTGCAACAAATGTTCCGATGTCTAATCGAGAATGTTTTGTGTCAAGGTACAATTTGTTTACGTGTCGATTATATCTCATAGGAGTCATGCCTACAAGCAATTCTTCCATGAACTGTAAATTCATCATTGACATGTAAAAATGTGTTAAGTTATAGTTGACAATATCATGCAAGTTGTTTAGAACAAATTGATATTGAACATTAAACATGCCTGAACCAGCAGTAATATTAGAACCTAAATCAAATACATTGATTGCGCCAATAATGTTTTCAGGCATCGTGATGTAACCCGCTTCATGTAATCCTTTGTATATTGAACTAATACTAGTCGGTGTACTTTGACTTGTGCTTGTTACATTTTCGTTTGATTGAAACGGTACATCAGCATCAATCAAAATCTTGTAGTAAATATTATTACCTTCGATTGAAATAATTTTTGCTTCAGCACCACTTGTTGCGCCTGTTACAGTATCATTAACAGCAAAACCTGTCGCATCAGCAACAGTAAGATAAGATCCTTTCAATTCGTGTTTGTAATAAATTCTTTCTGCGCCATCGAAATGATAATCCCAATAATAAGACAATGCCTCTTCAACACGATCATCAACTTGATCCTGGTCAACATTAATCTCAATGACTGGTTTACCTAGTTTCCTAAGACACCATTCTTTGAATTCTTTTTTAGTTGTTGGCTGTGCCATTATTATCTCCGAATATTAGAATGTACTACTGTCTAGCGCAACTCGTTTCCACTGTGTAGCAGTTTTTACGTAAATATAATCATTATCAACCCTTATTTCATGCTGATCGCCGGCCGCTGATGAAGTTGAAGGTGCATTTTCTGCAGTAACTATTCCGGAATCTACTTTAAGTTTACCGTAAATCGTTACATCTCCATTAATTTGGGCCTTATCATCACTGTCTCCTATACCAACAGAACTCACACTATCTTGCCCTATAACAGTTCGTCCGTATACCGGATTCAATTGAACTAAACCAAGTGAATCTAATGATATGCCTGCGATACCTGAAATATCAGAAGCAGCGAATAATGTTCCCGACATTGTATCAGAAATGCCAAATAATTGCCCTTGGGTTCCCTCAAACGATAATGATCCATCAGGTTGAACACGAATCCTTATAGGAGAATTGTTATCAAATCCGGTAAAGGTAATCGTTGGGTCATTAACCGAATCTGTTGCGGGAGCTATAACTATATCTTTATGAGAATTTGCCATTTTTTACTCTTAAATTGGTTTATGTATTTATTTATATTTAAAGATTATACGTTTCATTGTAAGCGTACCAAGGTCTTTGGGACTCGTATACTGATTTTACTTCAGGATCTGTCAACCTTTTGTTAAAAAACCCATGAACTCCTATTTTGCCGTGAAAAGATGTTCTGTTCGCTTCAGAATTTTGGTCACCTAACCCCCTAACCACAAAAGTATCAAATGGGACTTGTAATCCGTTATTACTGCCAACAGCCGAACCATCCTGTGCGCTATATCTCCAAGGGTCTGTCTGACTTGTTATACCTGGCGGAAAATCTAACCTTTCGCCGTTCAAATAAATACGCCATTTAACACTATGAGTTTGATTCGCAGTTTGACCAAGAGTTGAAGGTGCACCGGTTACAATCAAACAATGCCATTTATCAGGCTGTATCAATTCATACCCGTCAATATTAGTCGCTGCAGGAGTTCCATTTATAGGAAAAGTATCACCAACAACTTGACTTTGTTGAACCGCAGTATTATTTGATGCGACACTTGTATGCCCATTAAACATCAAAGAATAATTAGTTGTTTGACGATTACCTGTAGTATAAGCTCCTGGCCCATAAGATTCAGTAATTAATTGTAACCCATTATCATCTTGATGACCTGTAAGCGAATTAAGCCGTTGCATTAGCACCCACGGCTTACCTGTTGTACCTGATGCTCCAGCGTCACTTGCAGCTGCATTATGAGGATTGAACCATATCACAAAAGATGCACCTTGACTCTTTTGAAACTCAAGTTCTATATTATCTTGAGGAAAATTACCATTTACATTAAAATGAGTAGAATAAAAAAAGAATACACCGCTATTGTGTGAAAAAGGTTTGCCTGGGTTTCCTTGATCAAGGCCCATAAAATATAAGTATCCATTTTCATTTATAAGATATTGTTCTGTGCCATCACGATCCCACCCAACAGCTGTTTTCTTTGGTGTTACGCCGTAATTACTATTAGCAACTTGATTTACTAAATCTTGATCGAACAAATCATACAAATAATAAGCATTGGATCCGGTAGTAGGTTGAGACATTAATGCCCCCGGTATTCTTTTATTACAAACAATGTTTCTAGGATCGAAGTACCTTATAACGTAATCAAAAATGTTTGAATTTATAGGTTTAGGACCTGAAGTTACAGCCATGTCTATACTCCGTATCTGTGTTTAAATTTGTGATATAAACTAGAAATTTCATTATCACTAGGTCTTTTATCCCATGCTGCAATTTGTCCTACCCGCCCTCTGAAGTGCGGCAAAATATTAGTTGTTGATCCAAACATTTCAACAATTTGAAAATCTACGCCATTATCATGAGGGCTAGCATCATTCGCATCTTCGAACGCACCTACGAATGAATCTATTTCATCATTAACGAATAATTGTGCTGAATATGTTCTAATTTCATTTGACCTTGATCTGGCTATAGGATAGATAGTATACACAATGCAATGCCATTGATTACACGGGTAGTAGTCAGAATATCTTGTTGATCTTTGATCATAAATTGAATTGCTCCACTGCGGACCCAAATTATCAGAAGTAGTTTCAAGACCTCCTGCACCTTTGAGTCGCCATTGTGTGTTTGCTGCATTTGTTTCTATGCTGAAAGCACAGTTATTTCCCGAACCTATTAAAAAAGATTCGTTCACATTTGTATCACTAACATATAGCCACATCATCAATGTTCCAAATGGATTTGCTTGTGTGAATGCCGGTTCACACGCACTACCAAACAGGCCTGAAGTAAATTGCAACCGAAAGTTATAAGTGGACGATGTTTGACTATCAAATGAATTTGAAGTTTGATTATATCCTGCACTGAAAAAGTTTTCAGTGCCTGTACCAACATTCACATAATGATCGTTTGGGTTTGCAGTTGAAAACCCCTGAATTGTGTTTTGAGGATTGCCGCCATTAATGGTTAAAAGAGATACTAAGTTACGAATGTCAACCTTATTTTGAATCAAGTCAATACTGCCCAAACTCACAAGGGGATCAATGTAAAGGGTCATTCCTTTGTTCGGAATATATTGATCTACCATTTTCTGTTTTTTCCCCATTGATAAAATATATAAAATCTGGGTTCATCATCAGCCGTGAATGTTTTGTTTGGACCCCAACTTGCAACAGAATCTGTATCATCTCCTGTCCAGTTAGCAATACCCCAAATGTCGTTGACAGCGTAAGGTCTATACCCATACACATTTTCTCCAGGCTTCCATCCAAAAACTCCGCCGTTCTGTGAGGATCTTTGTCCACTATAAGTACTGCTATAGAACAATGGATTCGATGTACTGATGTTGCCAGAGTTTATTGTGTAATTCCATGATTGAGTTGAATTTTCACCTGAAGATGTTGTTTTGACAATATAAGGATTGTCTATGCTACTAGGTTTACCATTAACCTCATAGTATCCTGATACATCATGAGTATACCCCTCAATTTGATATAAATTAGACTTACTTGTGGGATAAGTGGTACTAGTGGTTAAGTTTGTGCCAGTACTAGTGAACAGCTTATACAGAAAATCGTTGTCCGCATAACTTGATCGAAATGATTTAAATTGTGAATCATATCTGATTGTATCTTCACCACGTGTGTCTTCACATTTAAATAACATAAATGTTGCGCCCAGATAACCTGTTTTGTCAAAACATGCGATTCCTATATAAGGATATGGAGTATCATAAGCACCCCCATTTAATTCTGGGTCCCCCCAAAAATGACTCCCTCGGAAATAAGCTGTGTTACGGGATGGGTCCGTTGAGTCTTGATCCCACAAAAGCATGGGTTCATCAGGAGTGTATATATTGTTAGATGTTGTAGCAGGCAAATTAGTAGATACTTTACCCAACTCTGCAACAGCAAAACATTGAAAACTAATGTTATTCCAACCGTACCTTTGCACTGATTCATATGTATATGCGCTCGACGGGCCCGAAGTGGCACCATATCCCTGCCAATGAGCATCAGGGTCCCATGCGTTTATTGCATCCCGCACAGTTTTAACAGATGTTGAAGAGGTGAATGATGACACTCGCTGCGTTATATTGTGTGGAGGGTGTCTCATGTCCTTTTGTACAGGCACACCTTCACCCGAAGCGGTTCTTCGACAAAGATCATCAAGCGGATCTATAACATAATCATCTATTTCGGACCTGTTGAATCTCCGAGCATATATGTTAAATAATTGCTTTATTTCAGATGCATTCAAAGTACTAGCTCTCCAAATTTGAACTACACCAAAATCCATATCTGCTGATACGCCTTTATCCTTCTGACTTGCATCAGTATAATGTCGGTAATAAATTGCTTGACCCCACTGCGTGGTCCTGAAATTATTTCCCGTATGTGATGTATGACCTAAGTACCCGTGTTTTGTGTAAATGTAAGAAGTGTTATAGATACCGTCCGGTCTATTTACATCATTGTGTCCTATATATTGATAATACGGGCCGCCGTTATTATTTATAGTAACTCCCGACAATTCTTCACCGTTTATGTAAAGCTTCACCGCAGCACCGGAAGTACTAAATGTTACTGAAACTTGAAACCATTGTCTATGAGTAACAAGTTGATCTAAGTGTTCAGATACCCAATCCGTGAAATAAGAATTACCTGTAGTAGGTTCAAAAAAATCATCAAGTGCCCCACCGCTTACCGTCTTGATGTTATTTTGGCCGCCCTTTCTATTTCTGAAAACAAGCTGTCTTTTACTACCATTCACATCAGAACTTTTTATAAACAATCCCCAGCAGCCGAAATCAATCAGCGGTGTTACTTGACGATATGATACATCACCCTGCTGGCCGGCGTCACCGGCGACTTCATATGAGTAAGGATTTTCAGGCATTCTTACCCACAAGTTACATGTAAGTGCGTAAGATCGGCGTTGCGCTGAACTGTCCCAATATAAACTGTCACATATCGCACCATGCTGTAATGATGGATGAAGCTGATCAATATCATCTTGATTTTTTCTAGCAGGAAAAAATCCAGGAACATCACTTTTGCCGTAATTATCATATTCAACAACAGGAAAATGGGAAGAATGACTCACAGTCCAATCCAGACCATTGTTACCATCCATGTTTATAGCATATGGTTTAATTACTATCACCATAGTGAATTTTCTAGACCCATACCACTCTGCTGTTCCTTTTTGATGGCTGGCGGTGATTGGTAAAAGACTTCTTGGTGTCGACCAAGGCCTCATACGTATAAATGATTCCCTGTCACCTTGAAAAACAGATTGATAAGTTCCACCCGAGCCTTTGTTCAGCTTAAAAAAACCTTCAAGAACTTCGTGGCCATATTCATCATAAAGATATAAAGAACAACCATCGGTACTAGTTGGGCTATAGTTCCCTGCATTTGATGCATTGCCGCCAACATTATCTCTTAAATCAGCAACAAGTTCGGGATGTATATCAATTCCTTCAATACCATATGCCTGGTATTGCGAATTCCATGCATTACTTGCTCCAGTGCCATAGTTGACATAGATAGTATTCACATCTGCAGTATAATATGGTGACAATCCACCACCCGAAATGTTTGGCGCATCCTCATCAAATTTTACCGTAAGGTCACGATATATGTAAGTTCGATTTGCAACCCTAGAACCTTCTCTTTTTCTGATAGGAGTTTTTGCTCTACCTAAAACGTCAATGCCTAGTTCATTTCGCTTAAACGTGCCGAGCGGGTTATTTATATTTGAACTAGCACTTACTCCTATTTCTATTTCTCTTTTATTTCCTTTAATTGGTCTTAAAGGGTGCCATGTTGTCCCAGGAGTTACTGCAAAATGGTTATCAATGTTTTCGTCAACAGTGTAAGTACTTTCTTCTTCGTAGTGCCCAGATTTGTCCCAAAAACATGCACTAGCCATTATAGGTGGTCCCACTTCCCAGTCACCTATGTCATCACGAGAAACAATCATTCCAGGCTTTAAAGATGTTACCGGCAGGGTAGTATCGTTCATGTCACTTGGATTTGGAGTAATTCTCTTTACGTTCTCACCCGCAATAAAAACTTCCCAATCAGTTTGACTGTACACACTATTTGGATACCTTGAGGTGTGGGTTATTCTAGCGAAAGTGGGACCATCTAGTGCTTCATCTTTAAATGGGTTATTAGTTCCCTTGCGGATAGTTAAGTTTGTTCTCGCTGCATTCAAATACTCTCTGTCAGTGGCGTTTGCATCAGGTGCATAATTGCTTGCCGTAACTGTCGGACCTACCGGTGTATATGTGCCGTTTAAAAAGTTTTGCCCGGGCCACATCAATCCTCTAGTGGCGTCACTTTCATTAGAACCCGTATATGCCCCAAAAATATTATTATATTGCCCCTCTTCTTTAACATGGTCGCCAAAATTAAAGTGCCAACCTTGTCCTTTATCTAAAAGTGGCAATATGACTCTTTGATAAGGTTTTGTCCACAGGCTTGCTCCATTGTATCCCGTATCGGTCGTCCAATAGCTTTTGGTTTTGGTATCATGTGCTTCTGTAGGGTTACCGGTGTATGCCAAAGCCATGTGATGCCCATTTCCGGACAAATCTTTATAACCAAATTGATATATGCCTCTACTTGAATTTCTAAGATAATTACTATTGCCGCCGCCTTGATCAACTAAAACACCCATATGTTTACCAAAGGCATCTTTACGTTTTTGATATGTAGTAAGATCTTCTTCAAAAAGACCTTCTGGGTTGATACACGCCGGGCTCGACATATCATACCAGAGAGTTAAATTTTCTTTTTGTGGGATATTATGCGTTTTGTGAGATGTTGCCATTACAAGACCTCATATTCAACTACCAATTTGTCAACATCTTTTCGTTCTGCAAATATGGTATAGAAACAATTAATATTTTCATTGTCGTTGATTATAATTTGATTATTAACTATGTCTTGAACATAAAGATTTTGTGAGTGTCCTATAGGTGTAAGATTTACTGTAATTGTGTTTTCATCGACTAATCCGACCCAATAGTCAGGTAGGTTAATAATATTATCATCCTTTAAACGACCACGAACATACACAGCATTCTCAGGACCCTCGATACATGCATATTGCAATTTCATGCTATCTTTTGTAGGATGATCAATCAAGAATGATTTAGATACAGCAGTTAAAGTGCCTTCACATGTAATATTTCCGTTGCCGAATGTATTTTTTTCAACAACTAATTCGCCACCTAATGTGCCTCCAAGGGTCAATTTTCCTGTTGTCGGGTTATATACAATGCCTGAATGTGTTTTAGGATCTTGTGTTGTGCCTGCAGAATTAACAGCAGTAGCAGCAAGCACGACAAACTCATCCGCATTTGCTGTTGATGCAACAGTTGCTATAGGCCCACCTGCAATAATATCTTCAGCGATAGCGACTGTACCTGTTGAATCTGGGAATGTAATTGTTCTATCAGCAGTAGGAGTAGTGTATCCTATTGTAGTTTTATATGATCCCCCATCCATGATTAATGAAGAAGAATTCCTTAAAGTCAAACCATCATCTGTTATAGAACATCTTATTGTGGTTAAATCAATACCGTTCGGTTTACTTGAAGCGGATGTTTCAAAATCAATATTCCTTTGACCCCAAACTCGTATACCCGACTTTTCTGTACTATCACTAAATTTAGTCGTGATTTCACCTTGACACGGATTGTTTGCATCATTTACAGCAGTACCGACATTCATGAATGAAATCCACGGATTTCTGGCACTAGTTGCATCATCATTAACCTCTAACAGCAATACGCCGCCATTAGAATGATCACCTTGTGTTGTCCTAGAAAATTTTGCTACAGAACCCGCTGTTGCACTTGAAACCTCTAATGCTAAGTCATTTTCATCAAACGCATCTAGTTGCGTACCTGAACCTGATGTAAGATGAGAAATTGTTATTTTAGCGTTATTGTGCGAATAAGAAGGATTTATAACATCGCCAATAGTAATTTGATCACCTTCAGTTGAAGCAGATTCTGTTGCAGTTATCGATATATTTCCTGTCGGTATAAATGTTACAGTATCTGTGCTAGTTGATCCTGTAAGGTTTGCAATGGTCAGATCGACACTAGAAGAAACGCTTGATGTGGCACTTTTTAAACTATAAGTTGTTCCTGCAACACTTGAAGCATTGAAATCTAATATGGCATTGGTTCCGGCAGTTGCGGCAGTTGCTGTAATTGTCAAACCGCCTTGAGTTGTATATTCGACAATATCAGTATTACCGCCGTTATCAGTAAGTTGCACCGCAGCGTTACTATTAACAGTATTTGCATCAAGACTATAAGTTGAATTTACGATTTGCCCTTGTATTTCAAAAGTGTTTGTATCTACGGTACCATCGGATTTAAGGTATCCGACATTACTATTAATGGCACCGGTTACTTTAACTGAAGAAGCTTCAATTCCCTTATTGAACAAAAATCTAGCATTAGCGCCTGACCCATCCCAAACCATCGAAGGTAAAGGATTTGCTGCTTGGCCTCCGAGATTGTTAGGATCAACCCATGAAGTCGCAGTAGGAGATATAGGATAAGAACCTAAGGTCAATCCTGCGCCAATAGTATTTGCAGGTGTTGTTGCGTCTTTTGCAGCAACAATATTTAAATCAGTAACTTCAAGTGTTGTCGAATTAACTGTTGTTTGCGTTCCCAATACTTCAAGATTGCCTGCTATCTGTACAGTACCAGTATTAGCAGTCGCCCCCACTCTAGCAGGCGCTAACATTAATGTTTGATTTGTTCTAATTGTTGTTTTCGATGGAATCGTGTTTACACCAGTAAAGGTTTCGTTATCTTCGGCTTTACCTAAATGGATTTCAGTTTGTTGCTGGCCGCTTCCATCATTAACATTTGCTTTTAATGATAATACTGTTGCTTGTATATCATTCGGTAAAGTCTGACTTAGCTGATCTCGATTAGTAACAACAAAATCAATAGAAGATTTACCATTGATAATATTATCAACATATGTTGAAGTTATTTCTGAATCTCGAGTATATGGATCATTGTTCCCAGAGTCAACATTCCATACTATTGATTGCGTGTCATCTAGTCGTAATGTTTTTGCTATACTTGCCCCACCATCAACGATTAGTGCGCCATTGCCCAAGTTGGTTGAATCGGTAGTATTTTGAATATCTATCGCAGTGGTTGTTGTATTACCTACTGTACAAACTGATTGTAAAGCAGTACTAGTTTCAATTGTTGTCGTAATGCCTTGTTGAACACCGTCTGACAATTTTAATTTGTAGTTAGTTGATCCTGATATTTTTTCTAACTCAAAATCATCACCCAAATCTACAAGAGATCTTACACCTGTAATCGTACTGGTAAGGACCGTCTCCTTTCCTATGTAATGCTGTCCTGCATTATTGGGTTGATCAGGTAACTGTATAATTGTTCCGCCTGGATCTAACGCTGCTGGTTTAGTTGCGCACAGGAAAAAATTGTCAGCATCATGCGATCTGACGTAATATGTTCCTCGTGATTCTAGGTTTGTGACAGCAGTATTAGTATTACCTGTAACATCGTCAAAATCATATACAACTTTTTCGCCTGTGGATAAAGAATGACCTGCGATGTTAATTTTATTATCAGCAATAGATGTGAAGGTCTGAATAAAGTCGCTAGGAGTTGCACCCAGATTTGGTTCGGCTTCGTCTAATCCTAAGTAATCGTAACGAGATGATGTAACCTCGTCAGGTTTTTTAACTTGAACTCGACCCGATAAATAATTACCAGCGAACTTACGCATTTAATGTTTCCAAGAAACTTAATGTTAAATCTAATGAAGCGACAGACTCTGCACTTCCTTTTAACTTATCTCCTGCCTCAAGAACAAGTTTACCTGTTGCGAGATTTGCTGCATCGTTAGTAGGAATGATCAACTGTTTGACAAGAGTTTTTGTCGTCCCATTGCTTTTTTCGAGTTGAAGTGTTACCCAACAATCACCCGGAGGACTTGTTTTTACATTCGCTGTTTGCGCATTCAAAACGATAGCAGTATATCCTGCTGGTGCAGTATAAATTACATCATTAGTTTGCGTAAATGTAAATTGTATTGATTTAAATGTATTTAATTGTGCCATTTCTAGTTGCCTTCGATTGCTAGTATGTAAGGAGTCATAACAGAGAACAATGATCTATTAAATGTGTCTCCTTCAATTCTTCCATCAGTTCTATTTATACGCATTTCAGATCCAATCCTGAAATCACCTTTGTGATCTGTTGATGTGAAATAAACTGCGCCTAAGTTTGTTGTTGAATCTTGTATAACTTCATTTTCTGTTTTTGGGAAATCGTCTGTTCTTGGCCTATTATATAAATCATCAGTATTTGCACCGCCATCTGTGACACCTTGTATTTCTGTACCCGTTCCCACATATTCAAATGTCATCGAACTTGCCGCAATCAAACTTCTTTTCCTGAAGTCGACTGTGAATCTTAAATCGCCGTTCCCATCAGGAACAAAATCATCTCTAATATCTTCAAGCGGAAGAACTCTGTAAATATCAACATTATTTCCTACATTAGATTGAATTGTTGATTTTTGAGAATTTATTTGAGTTGATGCTGTTACTAAATTGGTTGCAATGTTTGTTGTGTCAAGTGCATCGACCGCAGGCACAGGTGTTCCATTGGTTATATGGTCGATAATAATATCCATCAAGGTGTCAAGATCTGCAACTATTGCTGCTTTGGTCACAGAGTCTGTCTCTGTTAATTGACTTTCAAGTATACCATTCCCGTTATCACTTTTCATTTCAGTATACGCTGATATAGTCGCTGCTGATTGCCCTGCTGCTAATTGTGAAACATCTGCCGCCGCTCCATTTGCGCTATATGTTGTTACGAAATAACTTTTTGCCGCTCTAATTGCTGCGGTATTCGTATCGTATAATAAATCGTACGCCAACCCATCAACTATGTAGCCAACATCTCTTCTACATTTAGGTTCAAATGTGCCTGATACAGAAAAATTGTTATTTACATGTGTAATCACGGCATCTTGTATAGCAAGTTTATTTGCCAACAAGTCATCTTTTGCTTGCACAATACTAGCCGGTTTGTTTAATGTGTTAGGTAAAAATAATTTGTCTGCAACACCATCACCCGGTGCACTTACACTTACAGTGCCATCTTCAAAAATGTGGATAATTTCATCAACTGCTGCTCTTACTCTATGATATGCTGTATCGGACGCATTCACAGTAGGTAGTTGTGATAATGTATTTTTAACATCTATCATAGCAGCTAACGTAGGCGCTTTCTGGTCTGTGTTTGTTACAGTTGTGTATGCACTAGCACGTTGATAAGAAATACCAGTATAAACAGAATTGAAGTTTGTACCTAGCAACATATCGTCTCTAACAGCATCAATAATTAAACCAACATCACGGTGACATTTGTTTTTATTATAATAGAACCCGGGAGTGAATGTGTGATTATCAGCACCATTAAAACCTGTATTTTCAATATCTACAATATTTTGCTCACTTCCTCCATTGGATTCCCAAAAGTTTCTCTGAACAGATTGTAATTTACACGCTCTTTCAAGGTTTGGTCCGGAGACTGGGTGGGCAAAATAGACACGACCGTTTTCTAATCCCTGTATAGGAGTTCCTGTGCAAGTATATTTAAGTGGTTGACCTTGAACAAACCCATGTCCTAATCCGCCCGCCTCAGGACCTGCAGGATTGCCATCTGCATCAACCCTGTCCATAATTATGTAATTTGTTGCTCCGCCTAAAATATTTGTCGGTGATGGGATATTCACGGGAGCAAGACCCTTGTAATCGGTTCCGACAAAATCAACAGATGCTTCAACACCCTCAACTGAATAATAAAAATTATCATCGATTCCTGTATTAATAATTACCCAATCTGTTGTTGCTTGTCTTAACTCACGCTTATTTTCTTCTATAGCGGCTTTTGCAGTTGCACCATCACCTATTGTTGGGAATGTAGGTAACGATAAAGATGGTAACGCTTCAAGGTCGCCGTCTTCAATCATATCTTTAATTATCTCAACGAGAGCATGAGCCTCATCACCAACATACCCTGACAATAGTCCTGAATTGCTCGTATTGCCGTTTGTTAATTGAGTAACTGATAAACTTCCTGATGTTGTGACTGATTGCATCTGAATCACAGAATCTACAACATCTGCTAGACGGGCATACGCTGCAACTGTTGATGCTACTTGACTTGATGGCAATTCGCTTACAGCACCTACGAAATAACTTCTTGCAGCGTTTAAAGTTGCAGAGTTTCCGCCATACATCAAGTCATAGCACACCGCATCAACTATATACCCAACATCTCTTTTACATTTATCTTGATCATAACCAGCAGGGGGATTATTCGCCAAAACAAACGCATTTATTTCTTCTTGAATAAACTGCCTATTTGAAAGCAATGCGCCAGAAGTCGGTCCTGGTGCGCCTGGGCCGCCCATGTTACTAGCAGCAAAGAAATACGCATTATGTCTGCTTAGTGTGTTGGGTAAATGAAGATTAGGAGTTGTGTACGCCGAATGTGATGATCCTGGCTCTGTGTAATCACCAGGAAGCGCTTGATTGTTTATAATTCCTGTAACAACATCAAATTTACCATCAACTGTTGCTTTTAATGTTGAATTGGCAGCAATATCATCCAATAAGCCAACAAGGCGCTTTGTTTCAAATAATGCATCTGATGTAGGTGTAACTTGATCAGCAGGCAAAGCATTTGCACGCTTATATGAAATACCTGCGTAAATAGAGTTAAAATTAGTTTGTAATACAGCATCTTGTCCAATTGCATCTAATATTAATTTGACATCACGACCACATTTTGCAATAAGTTGATTGTCTTTATCATTAACGAGGAATGCATCGCCATATTTTGGCGGCTTTGTTGTGCTTATTTCAAAATCTCTGTCAAATGCGACTGATTGTGAAGTTAATGCACCGGCATATAATGTTTCAGATGCGCCAGTTGCCTTTAAACCAAATGTTCCGAATGATGCATTTGAGTTTGTCAATGAACATTGTCCGCCTGATTCACACAAAACAGCATGTTCACACGAGACAGTAAAGATTGAAACTAACTGAGCATATCCACGATTAAGGAGATGTACACCTGTTCCCCCAGCATTAATCTGTGTGAATGAATCAGATACCATTGATCTCAGCCCAGTTGTCAAACTGCCATCAATCAGCATGCCTGTTGCGTTTCTATTAAATGCAGTACAATTTTCTACATAAGGACTAGTTGAAATTGCATTAGGCACGCCACTTTGTTGCAATGCAATAGGAGGAAACGATACGCAAGCAGGAGGTCGAGGTTTATTTGGGTCAGCATGCAAAAAGTTTCCTGAAAACCCAAATGTTAAGTTTGTTATATATGATGCGTTTTGAACATAAAAAAGGTCATTACCAGGAGTTGTTCCGGAAACCTTTGTTGTTCTTAAGTTATCACCAACAATTGAAACATTCTTAGGAACAAGCATACCACCCATAGGGTTATTTTCTGCCTCGGTAGGATCACTAGGAGTATCATTATTTTCTACATAGTTCCCACTTTTAACGAAGATTGTCGTACCAAGAGTTGAACCCGGGAAGGCCTGTTCTTGAGTATTTAGCGAATCAAGCGCTGCTTTAATAGTTAAGAAAGATTTACCTATTGTTTTTCCGTCATTAGTATCATCGCCACTTTTAGAGACGTATAATACATTGTCAACTGAATCTGGTTTACCCACCTCTTTGATAGAAATGGTGCCGTCTTTTTCTTGACGAATAAACATCTTGCCGTCATGCGTGTTGATTGCAATTTCGCCAAGATCTAACTCATTAGTAGCATCGTTAGAGACAACAGGTTGTTGCCCCTCAGTCGAACTTTGCTTATGAATTATTTTTGTATATTGTGACATCTATGATCGCCTTGTATATAGTACAATTATATTTATGGGGTGCCGTAAGTCCCGCCATCTATAGTATGAATTGATACCCACCCAGAATCCACAGAAAATTGTGCGCTATTAAACGAAGCAACACCCTGTGTATCTTTCCAGCTGTCTGTATGTGTAGAAGCGCCTAGATCATTTACAGCCGCAGGATCTGTTTCAGGTGCGGCTGCTTGAACTGTTGCTGATCTAACATCAACTGTTACTTGTTGTCCGTTAGTGTTATTATTCAATGAACCAATTTGAATTGAACTGCCTGCAGGATTACTAGCATCCTGAGCAATTGTATTAACACTTTCTACATAATTTCCTAACAGGCTTCCTACAGTAAGTGTTAATTTTGTCGGTATCTCTAGGTTGCCTGTACCGTCCCATGTAATAGGACCAGCAGTGAATGCACTATCTGTATCTCCAGAAGTAGCGTATGCGCCACTAGATACTGCACCACTTAATGTTATTTGACGACCAGCAACTGTCGCTGTTCCGCCTTGACCATCAATATCATTTTGTGTTAATACAGAACTGTCAAAACCCGTTGTAGTTGTTGCGTTACCAGTAACATTACCAGTAAGATTAGCAACAAGGGTTCCTGTAGTTCCTGTAAACGCTTGAGAGGTTGCCTCTGATGTATCTAAAAGTAAAGCGAAGTTTCCTTCAGATTTATCATAACCCATGAAACCTGTTTTATCAGCAGTTGTGCCGTCATGATAATGAAATTTAATACCACGATCAAATGCGTCTGCGACTGCTCCTTCACCTAATTCTAACACAGGATCATCAACTTGCATTACAGATGTATTAACTGTGGTTGTTTCACCGCTAACAGTCAAGTTACCTGCGATAACAGTATTTCCGCCAACTGTCAAATTATCTCCAATACCAACTGTACTATTTACACTTGATCCAATTGTGACCGAATCAGACGTAGAAAATAGATTGACAGGATTCGTTGAATACAACACATCGGTCATTGACCCGCCATCATTTTGAGTGCCAGAATCGTTGTTAATCGGATTTCCGCCTTCAGTTAATGAAAGCTGGAATGTACCTGCAGTAGCATTTACAATGAAATATGTTCTTGCAGTGAGACCTGATATTGGTTGATTTGCACTACCGGGTTCATATGTTACAACAGTATTATTTTCGAACCCGTGTGCAGCAATATTAAACTCCATACCTGTACTAATTGATCGTGTTAGTACGTTTCCTGTTCCACCATTAAGAGATACGAATTGTTTGTATATTGCAGGCGTTACTTGTTTAACAACACTCACGCCATTATCATCACCGAGGAATATTTTATCACTTCCTCCTATCGACCCGACTGTCACAGAACCAAATGCAACATCATCATCAACATTTAATTGTTGTTGCAATCCGACAGTTATTTTTGAGGTAGCGTCATCATATACAACTGTTACACCCTGATTACCCGCAAATGTAAATACATCATTTCCAGAAATTACTCCAGTGTTCGGCGTTGATTCGGAGTCAGATACGTTAAAACCAGATGCAACAGTATTCACATATCCTTTTGTTGCAACCTGATTATCAGGTGAATTAACATCTGGTGAAGGTAATCCTGTGATTGTTACATTGCCGTCTGATATAATATTTCCGCCACTAAAGGTTAAACCAGCACCAGTCAACGCTAGCGTTGTGCTTGTTAATGTGGCATTGGTCGTTCCATCACCTAAAACAAGCGATCCGAGTGCCCCTGCAGTAGTTGCAATAATTGCTTTATTCGCAGTGGGTGTTCCTGGAGGCGCTGATAATATATCAGTGAACTTTTTACCACCAACAGGGACTGCGACAGAATTTTGATCGTCAGTCGTACCAACATATAATGTGTTACCACCGCCATCGTTATCATCTAAAAGTGAATATGCTAATTCACCTTGTTTCAAAGAACCTTGTGTTGGTTGCCCCGTGCTTGGTGATCTTTTTACTTTAATGATACTCATTAGAAAGTGCCTCCTTCAAGCACGATTTCTTCGTTGTCTAATTGTGTTGTGGCAGTCCATTTACCGAATCCTGGGCTAGTTTCTTTGTACACCAAAACTGCGCCATTCGATAATGCTGATGCGTCTACATCGAATAAATTATTTAACTGAATACTGCCTGCAGTCCCTCCGACTGCATAATTCGTAACAAGCAATCTATTTGCTGGTGTTATGGTAGCTTTTATATTCGCCATTTTATATCCTTGTTATTCCGGGTGTGACTGTTACAGTCCCTTGAACTACACGATCTGTTTTATGCGGTGAGGGTGATGTAATCTCGACATCATATAAATATCTACCAGGTTCGAGAGAAGTTGTACCCGCATGTGTTACTGTGTTAGGTTCGGTACCTGTAGTATAATCATCCTTAGGCAATACTAAGGTGATCTGACCTGACACACCATTGTGTGAGGTTTGAAAGGTTGTTGTTGCTGTTGATGATGCATAGTTTTTGCGCATTTGCGAGGCAACAGTATAATCTGTTAGATCCACAGGCCTGCCAGCTGGATCAGATAAATCAATTGTGGCATCAAAGTCGGCGCCTTGATCTATTGTTATATTTGCTTTACTAGCCATCATATTCTCCGATTAATGTTAATTAGTATTTATAAATAATATAAACACAAGTCCCTAACTTAGAGGAAAAACATGTCAGTATCTAAATATATAAGAATTGGTTTGCGAGCAGATAGAAGTTTATCTGATGTGCCGGATCCTTCCGCAGGTTTAGCAAATATTCTGGACGACTTAGTTCCAAATCAACCCTTTTCTCCTGGCGACCTGCAAGTTATTAATGGATTAAACCAAACTGATGTTTGGGCTCAAGATTTAGCAGAAATAACACAACTAGTTAAAACATTTACTCCATTATCATTAGATGAAAATAATAATGTATTAGTTGGCGTTCCTGTTGATGTTGAACCAAGAACAAGAATGATTGATCAATTGATAAACGATCAAATTGTTGTGGGATCGCCTCCATATGCTAGAGGCGGAATGGGTCCGATAGCAACAATTTTTCCAGAAGATGCTTTAACATCAAATGCTGCACAATTATCACCTACCGCCACAATAGATCATACCGATGTTTTCGATACTGCATATGAAGGCAACATAACATCACAGGATTATTGGATTGACGGACTTTTTGGGTTCTCAAACGGGTTTCATCCATCATTTCCTAATCAATATGGCGGCATTATGTGGGATGGGTGGTTATCAAACTCTAATAATAGATATGTTCGCCTTGGCATTAATTCATTTTTCCATATGGAGAAATACAATGAAAATACTTCTTCATGGGAGACAGTTAAACAGGCAGTCGCAGAAGAAATCCCATTAACCTCAACGGGGCATACGGGTAACGCAAATCAGTTTGTTGTTCCTATAGAAACATGGAATAAATATGGCTGGAATGGGTTAAAAATATCAACTACCTCTGGCGGGACACCGACACACCAAGTATCTAGCCATGATCCAGATGTAACAGGTACTGCAATGATCGTGAGGTTTGAACCCTTAACTGGTGCAGGAGATATTGTTTCTGATGTAGCATCGGTAGGAACAACATTATATTTTAGTTGGAATATTGGATCAGACATGATAACTGAAACTCTAACTTCATGGACAGAAAGAGTAATGCCCGGTGAAACGCAGAGAATAAGAATAACCACATGGTATCCGAAACCAGACAGTTTTGCGACACCAAAATCATTTTCTAGATATAGTCCTTTCGGGTTTAGATTTGATATGGAATATGGTCTCAATAGAGCAGGCGTTGGCGATATATCCACGCCGTATACACTATGGTATAAAGAAAAACGAGGCGGAATAGATCAAGCGACTCCAAATTATACATATGAACATTTTGCAAGAAATATTGTAAATGCTACAAACAAGCATATTAATGATCCTATAGAAAACGAGAAACCTGTTTATGTTAGGTATGAACCCGTGCATTCGGCGGTGAAAGATGTGTCAAGATTCGATACTGCTGGCGTAATAGATGATGTCTCTTTAACATATCGAGGCGGTAATGTGTTCACGGCAGACTATAACACAGGTCTCAAACTCAAAGCAGGAGATTATTTGTTATTTTCTGGTGCGCCGCCTGCAGGAGATAATGATCATTTTTATTTGCAAATATCATCTGTAAATGTATATGCAGGCGGAGCAGATGTGTATGTAGACCCTTACAAAAGATATAATAATGCGGTAGACAGTATTTCTGCGATAATGACGTTGTACAATGCTGGTTCAGATCCATTAGGCGTGACATTTGCTTATTATGTGATCAAATCTGTGGGTGTCGCAGGAATATATACTCAGAAAAATGTTGAATTGACAGCAAATTCTGGGTCATATGTTTCTGAGTTGAATAAGATGCGCAACAACAACAATCAAGATACCAGTGCTGCAAACAAATCTGATACAGATTTCTTTATAGATGATGTTATTGTGGGTGATTTGGTGTTGAACTTGCGTCCAACTACCGCAACAGGAGCAGAACCTGTAGTATTTGATAGAATTACTACATTAAACAAATCGCCTTCATCAGGTGACTTAGAGATAGGTTCTATACCGATAACATCAACAAACAGAACAATATACGAAAATTCATATAGTATAATTTTTTCGCATAGGGGACTAACTGACTTATCAACAGCGGCACAATGTGTTGGCGTTATAGGTAAAGAAGTTGCAGATCCTGGCGGCACAAGCGTGAACTCTTCTGGTCAAAATCAACTCAAATTATTAAATGTTGAAGGAATCAGTGACGGTATGTACGTACAATATTTTAATGGGGTACAAGCGGATGCGGCTGCTGGTAATTCAGTACAAGTTGCAATCGGCGGCGTTAATTCTTCAACAAATACTGTGACATTAACTTCTAATCTTTATGCTACAATTCCAGCAGCAAGAACTGTTATATTTGCACTCAATGATCCGGGGTCAGGTGCTGTAGGTACAGCAAGCGACAAAGAATTGTGTGTGATGCCTTTGAATACAGCACCACCATTTGCAGGTACAGATACAGGATTAGAAACGACCACAGGAGGTGCCGGATTCCCTGCATTATCAGTAGGCGGTGATTTCTCGATAACGGGTGTGAAGTTTAACAATGCTACATCGACAGAGATAACAGAATCAACATCAGACAATGATGATACTGCTAATGGCGGGCTATTGCTTAAAACTCCCGGCGGCACAAAATATTGGGCATTATTTGATTCTTAAGTTATGCCTACAGTGGTCGGGTCGTTTGTAAGCAACAAGAAGTAATCTTCTCCGTTGATTTCAACTTTAGCCTTATGTGTCCAGTTAGTCCCTACAGGAATCGAAGACATTGTCCTAACAGATTGATTACTGCCTGTGCCTCTTGCAATCAATACAGGATTTTGATCCCATATAAGATTTAAAACTCGTGCGCTTTGCGTAGAATCAGAAGTTTTAATTACTTTTCGTGTGATGCTACCAGAACTAGGAGTTGTGTAAGACATTGTATGACTTGCATTCTCAACCCAAGGATTTGTTTTGTCGCTAAATGCTCTAGTTGCAACACCGCCGCCAAAGATATATAATCCGGGAACATTTTCTTCGTCTGTTAATGGTGTATTTGAATCATTAACAATATGCGAAGGTCCACCTAATTCAATCGTTCTAGTAAAATCATTTTGCGTAAAAGAAACCATATTTCTTGATTTTTTATACACCATATTATCTGCTGCTGTCTCAATTTCACTTGTGAACTCAGCTGCATTAAAAAACTTCAAAAAAGTTAATTCATAAGATTTGTTTCTATCAGCTGCCGGAATCTCATCAAAACTGTCTAAAGACGAGTCGGAATTAATAAGTCTGCGAGAATAAGGATTCTCGATTCCACCAGTACCGTCATTCAACTTTTCCCTAACTTTTGAAAAATTTTCTAAATTTGAAAATAATACAGGTTCAGTTCTGAAGAATTTTTTAGTTTGTAAATCATCGAAGAATCCCCAGTTTCTAGGTGATTCGCCGACAACTCCTGTGCCCACATTATAAGGAAATAGTTGAAATCTGTCAATTCCATTGCTGTTTTTAACTATATGATATTGTTGTTCATTATTGTTAGAAAGGGTGTACAGTATTGTATCATTCGAATAAGGTTGTCGCCCGAATGTTGTTATAGGTATAACAATGTAAACGAATAATGATGCATCACCTGTTGTGTAAAAGGTCTCGCTCTTTGACGGAAACGCATCTTTACTAGCGGTGTAGTTATCAGCACCGTAATCTAATTCATGTACTGTCCCCAAGTTGCCCGCAAAAAGTTTAATATCGTCAGCAATACCCGTGCCGCCTAAATTATTAAGGATGCCTGCGGCAGAGTTTGAGTCCTGGGACTCTCTCAAATTGTTATCTTGTGCAAAACCTAATGCCATGTAATTACCTTAAATTTTATTCCTAACTAAGTGATATTGACCAACCCTTGCTTCGTAAAAAGTCAAAAGTATCTGTTGCTTGCAAATCTGCGCTAAGTCGTGCTGGTGTAATTTTCGGGTTACTTTCTACAGAAACAGACACGCCAGGTCTGCCAGCTGCCTCATAATTCTCTTTCAAATCCTCTAACAGACGTTTAAATCCTGCAAAATTTATATCATTGTTTGCAAGATTTAAACTATTTAACTGTGATAATTTACTAATTGACCCTATTTGATAATCTTTTAAATCATTATTAGAAAAGTTAATATTCGACAATAATCTGGATTCAGACAAATCTGGGAAGGTATTTGTAATATTATTATTGCTAAGATTTAAATTCCATGCATTGGGTATTATTATCACAGATGCGCTTGTGAATTCATTATTACTACAATTTATATCTTGAACTGAATCATTTTGAATACTGAACGCCCCACTTAAATTATTATCGTTCAAATATAATTGTGATAATGCGTTACTTCCATTGAATATAGGAAGGGTTCCTGTAAGTTCTGTTTTCACAACCTTAAATGTTCTGATTGCACTTAACCAATTCACATTAGGGAATGTGCCTCTAATATTTGGGGTTGAAGCAGGTGCTGTCTTACCTTTACCTTCTAACTCAAAGTTTTTAAGTGATCCGCCACAAGGTTTAAACACATCAGATGTTCCTTGCCTTTCTGTCGCATTAGCAGCAGCAACAGTAATCTTTCGGACAGGTCTCACATTATACATACTGGTTTTAGTTGCTTCAAGTTGCTCGCCATTTACAAAACTTTGAGCAATACCTGTAGCAATGCCGGTTATGGTCGAAGAACCTTCTGTTGATGTCCAGTAAACACCCGTTTGGTTTCGAACAGATACGCTATTGAGTTTAAAATCACAATTATTAGATTTTATTATAAATTTGATAACAAGTCCTGGTTGCGGGTGATCTGCTACAGCAAATCTTCCTGATTGTACAGATGTTACTGAAGTCAACCCCTGTTCTATTTCAAGCATATCAGGCCCATCGGGAACTTGTCCAGTATATGTCTCTTGCGCTATTACGAACACTTTATCTAAATCACTTGATGATCCGTATCGTGGGTTACCAGTACCGCCATAGATACCTATACCCTCACCGGTCGCAGTAAATGTTGAACCGACACTAACAATATTTGCGCCTGCTTCATTCCAGTTAGCAATCCTATTAGTCGTAATATCAAATGTTCCATTTCTTGCTAATACCGTTATCGTGCCGACCATACTACTATGATTTTGACATCTGTATCTATAAGTTCCTGCTGTTGAAAATAAGTAACTAATTGACCCACCACTCTCTGTTAAGAATACTGAACCGTCATTGTTTTCGTATTGTAATGGATGCGCAGCACTTTCAGAGTTTGAAATTGTAAGTGTGTCACCCTCATAAAGAGTAACATCAACATTTGTTGTACCTACGTCATTTGTTGCCCTGTCAGCAACACCTCCCGTGAAAGTATATGTTCCTACAGATGCTCCAGTAATTGCTAACGAAACTGTTATTGCCGCAGATTGCGCAAGATTAATTGCCGGGCCGCCTGTTGTTTGTTGCAGTTGAATTGTTCCGGCTGCACTATTCGAACTCATTACTTTATAATCCGAATCATCAGCAAGATTCGTGAATCCGTCTTTTGTAATATCGTCTTGGTTGAATTTTACTATTGTTCCGTTTTCTAATCCGTGACCTGCGCCAATCGTAATTGTGTTAGTAGATTGGTTAAATGCCGAATAATTAAGATTATTGAATGCGGGAATTGAACCCAAATTTAAGATCTCGTATTCAACATTAGCATTAGCATCAAATTGCCCTGCCGGTATCTCTGTTTTCTTAACTTCATCGAAATTGACCTCGACATCATATGTACCTCGAGGAACTGGTGTACGAGGACTCTGATTAAGGAAATGCTTGATCAGCTCAACATGACCTTTACTTCCTGCACTAACAACAAGTTTATTGCCTAATATAACTTGCGAAGAGTTAACCGTTGCATCATCAGAATACACACTATAAAGGTTAAAGTCAAGAGTTGAATTGTTAAAATTAGAATTTGACAACAATTGTGTTGCAAATATTCCAGGATTGCCATCATTACTACGATCTGATTCAAATGCCTGAGAACCTGTTCCACCTTGGAATAATGATTTATTAGTTTTGCCTGGAACTGTCGTGCCGTATAACCCATTAAATGATGGGACTGAATTTCCGTTTGCCGCTGGAGATGTTGTATCATTGACATCATTCGTAGGTTTAAAGTTACGATACAACATTTCAAGTTCATCTCTTGCCGGTATATACCAATCATTATAGGTTATTCCGTCAGTGCCTTGAATACTAAGTTGATCAGCATACGCTGCTGCCGCATACTCAGAATCACCCTGATACTCTTGTTGTGTATTTACCGCACCATCACCAGGTTGAGCAAGACCTTGGGTGCCTGAACCTGTCCCTGTATATCTCGCTATAAAGTTTTCTGCTGATTTCGGTGAAACAATCAAGTAATATGAATTTTGCGCAGAATCAATCATTGTCCCGCCATAATATCCTCCACCATAAGCAGCACCTAATCCGCCAGGAGGCGCTTCTGCTTGAACTTGCTCGAAATTGTTACCCCAAAAGTTTAACGCACCTGCCGAACTATCAAAATTACAATCTTTCGCATAAAACTCTGTTATATTTGTTGTACCAGCAAAACTGCCACTATTGAATCTTCCGTTCAATCGTGTATTATTAAAGTTAACGTGAAGCAATGAAGGCAAACCTGTAAACAAACTTCCAATGTCGCCGACAACATAAGAATCATAGAATGAAAGTTTTTCTAATGAATCGCACCCACTAAAATATCCATTAATGGTTCCGCCATTTGTGCCGGCCGGCGGATTTGCATAACCTCTATTATAAAAATGATAATATGATTTTAAATTTGTTTTGCCTGAAACATTTATTGTTTCTAAATCATTTGACCCTACATAAATGGATGAAATTGTGTCAGGTACAGAAATCGGAACAACATTTCCATTTAAATCAAGTTGACCAAGCATCCAGTTTCCGTAAAGGTCTAAACTCTCTAACTCATTCGGAACACTTGTAGTTTCGAAATTACCTGACCCATCAAATGAATTGTGAGTCACATCATGTGGCAAATATTTAAATTGATGTCGTCTACAGTTGTATGATGTAATAGTGTTTCCGTTTACTTTAGGACTTACATTATTACCACTTGTGGTTGTTCCCAACATCCTTCTTGTTGTTGAGTTGCGACCTGAGTACGCATCAAAATAAAAAGCGGTCAGAGCAGATGGTTCAACTGCGCCACCGGAACCTCCACCGACTTTTAATTGCCTAATATCTATAGGAGTTTCGTCACTAAATGTACAGTTAAGTCCTAGAGTAGTAACGGTAGACGGAACATAGTCATTAAGCTGTTGATTACCCGATAAATCAGATTCAAATAAATTGTTCGCTGACATATTTATGAATCTTAAAGTGTTATTATGACCTGACACTTCACCAGCAGAGATCTTAAAGAAATTAGGCATTTCGCTGAAAATATTATACTGCAAATCAATATGATTTATCTTTTTCATTTCAACATTAGGAAATTCTCTAATTCGTAATGTTTTGTTAGCTCCTGACCCAGTGTCTTGTTTTCCGGCATAAAAATCTAGAGTAGTAACACTATTTGGATTATAATAAATGTCGATAAAGTGATCAGCAATCGCACCACTAGCGGAGTAGTTATAAGTGTTTTGAGTGGCGCCAGCAGGTGAAGTTATCGCCAATTCACGACCCAAACTACCTTCAGGTAAAGTAGTTTTAGTGAACAATATAGTTGGTTGAACAAGACCAATATTTGAAACTTCTAATTGTATATTCGCACTATTAAATACACCTTCAAACCTGAAAGGTATATTTCTCATAGTAAACATACTTCTTGTTTCCCCGTTTATTTCAATGTCTACCCTATGAGTTGGTATTTCAGCAGGAAATCTTTTTTGTGTAAGTTCGCCTGTGAATACTATATTTTCTAGATCAATAACTGATTCGTTATTATTATTTGCATCACCTGATACTAATGTGTCTGCTCCATAAAAAATGGGACCATATGTTGGTTGACCATTGACTACAGGACCGTCTAAAATCTGCGACCATGAAGATACACGACTTGTTGAAATGTCGGCGCTTTTCTTTGTAACGCCACTGGAATAATCAAGATAGTTATATTTAATCGCACCTGCTCTAAGTTGATCATCTATTCGCACATTATAATCAGCAGATACGCTAATGTCGCCGAGATTGTTCAGTTCGCCTGCGACAACAAGAGCACTCATATAGTTACTAAAGTTTACTTTTTCTTGGTCAACATTTAACCCTGAAAAATTATGAAGCGATTTTTTCGTCATACCCGCTGCCTGTACGCCACGAATATGATTTAAATCTAATCTATTTAAACCGAGGTTCCTTAGTGCTTCAGGTTGATTATCAACGTCACTTAAGTAGTTGCCGACATTTAATCCAATAAAAATTGACATTATTGTTCCTTACATGTAAGTGTCATCTGAACAGAACAAGAATCAGTTTGAGCAACTGGAGTTGCTTTAAAATAAAGCGCCTCATTGTTATACAACCCAGTAGTCAGGTACTGTCGGTCAATATTAAATATATTTTCTAACCCAAATTCCACCGCTTCATTTGCTCCAATATAGAATGAGAATAAATTTTCCGATGCAAACGAAAGAGGAAGATCTGTTTGCGTATCAAACTTTATTCCTGATAACCTATCGTTGCTTACAAAATTAGAAGGGGCTCTGTTCGGTGTCACCTGAACATCTTTAACTAATGCTATATTAGATGATTCTAATCCTGTTGAATTAAACGTAGTTGTCGAAGTTTCAAATATACTATTTATTTCCTGCGTTTCAATTGATCCTTTAAAGTTGTCGGCACTGTCTAATCCTGGCGCAGCACCTTGCCCGACAACACCTATGTAATTAGGAACATGTGTTGAACTTGTTGTCTCTGAAAATTCTTCAACAATAATATTATTTATTCGTGCATTAGCATGCATTGCTGTAAATAAATATAATGGTTGACAATTAAACCTCATTACAGTTGCTATGTTAAAATCCTTAGTCGGATCTGCACTACTTATTTTATTATCAGATTCAAGCCTTACAATTTTCGCTTGTATCTGAGAATAATGAGTTCCCGTACTGTATCCAGGAGGGTTCGAAACCTCTCCAGGAGTAGGCGCAACCCTTTTAAAGTCGTTCATCGACGGATTTGAATCTATTTTTCTAATATACCCAATAGTTGATGTGCCGCCGCCTTGATCTGAAGGTATATTAACTGAAGTCGGAATCGACACAAAAACATATCCTGTTGCAACATTATTCATACCCATCTCTGCAATACCAATTGATTTTTCATCAATAGGTGGGAAAGCAGTAGATGCAAATGTGACCTTGAAATCTGCCTGAGATCCTTGAGGTGCGTTACTAACATCATCAGAAATATCAGAAATCTCGTAAGGAACGGATGTTACGCTCCCCTCAATACATCCTGCTCGACCATATCTGTTCTTGAAGGGTATATCTTCATTCTTGTTTATTCTATAATCCTGTTCAAATCTTGTACCCTCGCCGTTATCAGCTTCGATATAATCAGCAAGTGTTGATACTTCAGTATAATGACCATTATTTCCCCAATCAACAAACAACTCTTTGTCAATGTCAAAGTAGTCGCCCGACTCAAAAGGACTTGTGTAATTCTGACTCGTTTCAGCAGGATCATTAGGATACACACGCTTGTTTATCCCTGTTCCAGCAGCACCGAACTGCAAGTATCCTATAGGAACACCTTGACCATTGTTCTCCGTATATTCATATGGCTTATCAGGTGTAACGCCGAAAGCAAAACTTGCTCTGTGGCTATGTAACGGAAATCTATTATCTTGTTTATTTGGGTTTAAAAAGTGTATTTTAAATCTATTTGATTGAATAGGTGTATCTGATGCAACAACACTTCTAAATGAAGTTAATTTAGCAGGAAATACGTTTTCATCATACCCGTCAGCGAGTTCAATAAATTGATACCTTCCAGTTTCAGGATCTACAGAATTAATCAACACTCGCTCGCCAACTTTTGTTTCACTGTTTCGCTGAATTATATATTCACCACGTCTTTTTTGAACGTGCGCTCGATCTCTTGTCATTGCAGGCCATTGTCCACCTTGCAACCCAACATATAAATTGACCAAACCATTACCTATTACATGTGCATCACGATCTAATGGCGTTAAGGCATCAACAGTTGTTTCCGGGTTATTACTATCAACAAAAACAAATTCTTTTCTCTCATCAAATCTAAGATTAACATCCTTATCGAATCTGTCACCTGAAACTAAACTCACAGAATTAACGCCGTGGAATCCATCAGGACTAACAATAGTTTTCATAATATCTATTCGCACATCTGTACTAGCAATACCAGCAAGCGTTAATGGGTATATCTTTTTATTATTTGTTACGCCTATTTGACCTTGACTTGAAGGATCGTACCCAAAAGAATTATTGATTGTTGCTTTTGTATGCAATCCTATTACAGCACCTCTAGGATTATCGAATGTTACTGATCGCTGGAAATCCCTGCTGTCACTTGTTGTTCCGCTTAATGTTATGTTGCCCTCATCTCCGCCATCAATATAATATGATGATCCGTATTTGTAAATAAACGAGGGTTCTGTAAGATTAGATGTGTTATTGTTGAATATAACATACCTAAATTTAAAATCCGCTGCTTGCAATGCAGGAGTTCTTAATTTATTTTCAATCACCCACGTATGTAACAGCACCCATCGTGCTTCACCGTTACCTACGGGAATATACGCATAGAATTTCGCACCAATAGCACCATACCAAGAAAATTCAATCTTGTACATTGTCACATTTTCTAAATTTGCAATGTACCCTGATGGTCCTTGACCATCTAGCGCATCGCCGTTCCATTTACTTCTCGGGACTCTGACTTCATACATAGGCTGTGATTTATCACGACCTGGAGGCAGTTCGGGTTCCTTCAATTCACCTGTAACTGGGTCCGGAGTTAAATCTTCTGGAGGAGTTCTAAAATCTTCTGGAGGAACTAAATTCATTCCGTTAGGATCTTCAAGAACAGAGTCAGGTATTCTTTGTGTTGACCTTCTTATAATATTCCACTGTGAACCTGTAACTTGAAGCATGTATTGATCAGTATCGTTTGCACAACCCCATTCAATTTTATCAGATTGCTCTCTAGGATTATTTTTAAGTCGCAACCCAAAGGTGAAACCTGAAACACGACCAGGTTGATACCTAAAGGTTTTTTTGCTTTCTAATACACCAATAGTCCAATTATTAGGACTCCCACCAGGGCGAGTAAAATCTTGTGTTGCATATTCTTGAATCCTAAAATATTCACCTACAAAAGGTGGGCGCTTATCAGGACCTTGAGGTTGTTCAGTTTTAAATAAGTAAGTTACATTTCTGTTGTTTACAACATCATATATAGGACCATAAGGAGGGTAGATGTCAGTCGAACTTCTTATTTTAAAATAAAATAATGTCCATTTTTCAATTTGATCGTATGCATTCTGAGCGGTAAATCCGTTAATATCACCATAAAGAATATTCTTCATCGCACCTTCATTATTCCAACTACCTGTATCACCAGTTAAACTCCAGGTAGATTTATCGATAACAAATTCAGTTTTATCCGCTTTAACAATTTGTAAACAATGATTTAAGAAATTGTCTTCGGCAAACTTAGGATTGACATCTTTCCATATTTCATACAACCATCTACCTAATGCAATAAATCTTATATATTTGCCGAATGTAGAATCTGGAGTAAATTCTTCATTGAATCCATTAGGATGATCAGGCCATTGATACTGAGTAGGAAATGCTGACAGATAAAGCGCTTGCTCGTTAGTCTCTTCGTGAAATTCTGCGGAGCCTCTTTTCTTGAATACAGGATGTTTTCTATTATACCAACCAGTTGGTTGTCTCCCTTGACCAACGGTATAATAATTCCAATTAGTTCTATCTAATCCATATGTTGACACATCAGCGAACAAACTTAATTGTTCTTCGGCACGATTCACACCTAGAAGTGTTGTACTCACCTCAGATTCATTAGCAAACACCTCTTCGACAGGTATGGTTTCTCTTGAACCTTTGTTTCCGACAACTGCAGGAGTAGAATTTTGTGCTACTGTGAATGCTAAGTCTCTAGCTCTTTCTTCGGTGACAAGAGGGTTCCCCGCCGCATCAGTTAGCGGAGTACCCTTAATGTCTACTAATTGGTGAAACGATTTAGATAAAGGTGCAGGTACCTTATCAAATCCGATCTTTACCTGTCTTGGCATCTATTGTTCTTCCCATGTCAATCCTATTGCGACTTCAGCATCTTCTTTTACTGCGCCATCCAAGTCAACGGCAAAGTATAATGTTTCTGCTTGATCAGTTAGTGGGTAAGATAAATATTCTTTATTATAATCAAAATATGTATCAAGGTCTACTTGCTCTGTTCCTGAGGGTTGCAAATACAATGTCGCAACATTTGATCCTGTATTAGGAATAGGCACGATAGTGTCATTAACCGCATTAACAGATGTTAATGTATCTGCCAAAGGAACCAATCGTTTTGTTTCAGCAGTTGTTGTCTCTACTGCTCCATCGGTTGCGGTTGAATCACGATTAAATCTTTTGTCTGCTAAGAAATATCCATTATTGTTTAACACAATTGTAGAGTCAAACGATTGCAACACTTCAAAATAATATTCGTTTAATTTCTTATACAATCTGCCAAACACAGTTTCCTTATCAACATCACCTATAACGCCTTGGAACCATCCGTATACATCTTCTCCGTTATCCATGTAACCACTACTTCCTCCGGTCACAGGCAAAGGCAAATTATTAGGTGTTACTGTGTAATCTGCATTTAATTGTAAAGTACCTGTACATTGTGTTAAGGTCTGGAATATAGGTGTACGCTTCATTCTTAATCGAACTGGTTTACTGCCTAAATTTGCTGTTGACATTTTAGTAGGATAAACCTGAACACGGTTACGAACAGGGTTCTTTTCAAGAGTGCTTATAATAACATCTTTTGTCTCTAATCCATACACAAGATCTGCACGATCAGGTATTAATGTTAAACCGCTACCTGCAGGTTGTTGAGACAAGGTTACCACATCACCATCAACCCATACTACTTTAATGCCGCCATCTATTGGGTTATCAGTTTTAATTCCTGCGCCCATGAAGTACACTAAATCATCGGGCATATCAGTTCGATCACCT